ATGCAATTGAGGCTCGATACGGGGTTGCTTTGGTCTCAAACAGTCCAAAGGCCGTCAAGCACGACCCCGCCATCACGCGAGCGATTATGTCCGCTCGCCGGGATGTGAACCGGCTTGAGATCCACGATGGGGTTGTCTTAGTTGGTTCTGATGCTCACTACACCCCAGAAGTGATCCCGATGGCCCATAAAGCCCTGTGTAACCTCATTGTCGATCTTGGCTCTGAGGTCAAGGCTGTCGTCCTAAACGGGGATATTTTGGACGGTGGATCAATCAGCAGACATCCTCGAATCCGCTGGAAGAAGCCTCCTAGCGTCAAGGAAGAACTTGATGCAGTGATTCAAAGGACAACAGACATTGAGCAGGCCATCCAGCCTGGGACTCATCTGTTCAGAACTTATGGAAACCACTGCGCTCGGTGTGAGTCTCGCCTCTCCGCTCAAGTACCTGAGTACGAAGGCATAGGAGGGTTTACCCTCAGAGACCATCTTCCGAAGTGGTCCGACTCAGATCGGATTGATGTCAACGATGACATGGTGATCCTGCACGACTGGCATGCTGGAATCCATTCTGGCTGGAACGATGTATTAAAGGGAGGCTGTCATACAGTGACCGGCCATACCCATGAGCTAGGCACGAAAGCACATAGAGGATTTAAGGGGACTCATTACGGCATCAAAACAGGGATGCTGGCCGATGATGACCAGAAGGAGTTTGACTATCGCCTCGGAAAGCCTGGGTTAAATTGGCAGTCAGGGTTTGCGGTTCTGACCTGGAGGAACGGCGTTCTTCTCCATCCTGAGTTCTGCGCCGTGAGAGACGATGGCAATGCTTATTTCCGGGGGAAGCTGTATGCCGACTAAATACACGATTGAGTTCGCTCCTGGGTGTTTTGATGAGTTTGAGGGAACTCAGGAGGAGCTAGAGGAGTTGATTCTTCAGCTCATGAACCTGGCCGACAACGGGGAGCTTTTCAACGAGGCAATGCCAGTCTCTGAGGACGAGGCCATGCGGATCTTGGAAAAGATCAAAGACCGGCGAACGAACTAGGCTTGAACATCGACCCCAAAGGCCCACAAGGGCCTCTGGTGCGGTTGTCAATACAACTCCCTATACCTCTCCTGCCCCTGGCGGGGTTTGCGTCACAGCACATCACGATGACTCCCGAGTTGTATTTAGGGTTGTCTTCGATGGGTCTGTAGTGAGCGCATTTCTTACAGAGTTCCCTGTCTCTATCCCATGTGTACTTCGGGAGCATTGAAGGTCTTGCTTAGGTTGAGTTTGGCCTGATTGTTTTCGTACTTAAGATGAAGATGGAAGATCGAAGCCACTGCTTTTTTCTGCTTCTTGCGCGCTCTGCGGTTGTATTCTGGGTGCCCCAGCTTAGGAGGCCTCTTGGCATCTGGAAGGTTTCCTGCGGCCCACACAGCCCTTGGGTAGAGCCTCCCAAGCTCTTCATCTCTGCGGTAGGACTGGATGTATATCACGCCTGGTTTCTTTTGGCGTGTGGAGCCTACAAAGCTCCTAATGCGGTCCAGATCAATCTTCAGTTGGTCTGCGATCTCTCGCATGGTCATGGGTCCAAGCTCGATGAGCAGGTTTACGATTTGTTGTCTGCTGATTGAGTTCTTCACGGATTGCTTTTAAGACTTCTTCTTTTGTTGGAGATCGGTTCTCTTTAGGGGTGCGAATGGTTGCCCCCATCAGATAGGCATGAGCCAGGACGAGTGCTTTCATTGGAGGAGAAATTTAATCATCAGCCCTAGGGTGACGAATGGCCCCAGAAAAATCACCGCCAGAAAGCACATCGCCCACAGAGTGACAAACCATTCGCCAAGCTTCATTCTTCCCTCACAAAGATGCCTTCTTTGGTCAGCGTCCCCTTGCGGTCTTTGATCTCCTCATAAGCCCTCTGCAGGCATGAGACAAGATCCAACCCCGCCAGGTCAGCCGCCAGGATCAAGGTCACCAGGACATCTCCAAAGCCATCAATCTGGGCCTCCCTGTTTCCTTTCAGAGTGGCCCCCACAAGCTCTCCGAGTTCCTCTACGCACTTGAGGAGTTGCTTCTCTGTAGAGGAGTTGGGGATGATCTGACGGGCCTCAGCCCATCGCAGGATCTCAATTTCTAGGTTGCGGTACATAGTTTCTTTCGATGCTTCAGTAATTCTTTCTTGCCCATCTCGCTCAGTTTTGGGATGCAAACTGGCTTTCCCGCGTGGGTGACTGTCTTTCGATCGCAGATTAACTTCCTGCGAACGAGCGACCAGTAGGTGCACCATGAGCCAGGCCGGTCGTTGAACAACTTAAATCCCCATCCCTTCTCAAACATGGAGAGCATCTGGGCTTGCTTGTGAGAGATCACTTCGTTCTCCCGGCCCACTTGGGTTCTTTCTTCTCTTCAAACAATGGCTTTCCCTCGCTTGGAGGAACCCATCCATACCTCTTCCAGGTGGCCTGAACATCGGCCCCCGAAGTCCATTTGAAATCTGGATGCCCCACCGGGATGCGCGGCATCGTCTTTTTCACTTGATGTTCCATCTTGCCTCCAACTCTCTAATGAGAGACACCACATCCATCGCCCAAGCCGTTTTGCCGGTCATATACTTGGTGTGCCGACTGGCGATTCGGAGGATCTCCTTTTCGTCCAATTTTTTGGACCGCACCGGCTCGGGAACAATCTTGTCGGATGCTGCCCAGACTATCCGTTGTCTCCCGGATAGACCACCTCGCGTGATGCCAGAGTCAAAGATGTAACCCTTGCGCCTGAGTGGTGCGATCCTGGGAGTGATGGATTGAAGAGACCGATCCAGAGCGAATGCGATCTCCTCTGCTGTCGAGGGCCTGAACTTCACCAGCTCATAGACCCTTGCCTCTAAGTAGCTGATGTCCAGTTTAGAAGCCTCTTTCGAGGTCTCTGGATCATCTTTTCTGTGTGCTCCGTTCATCATTGGCTCCATTCGTTTAATTACGGATAATAAGGCAGCTTAGAAGGGAACATCCTCGGATTTACCCTTGCGGTCATCACGAGGGGCGTTCATGTAGGCCCATCCGTCCCAACCGCCTTCCTTGAAGGGAGAGCAGTCCAGCTTCAGCATAGGACCGTTTTTCGTATCAATGACCGACCCGATGCGGAGGTAACGCTTCTTTTCTTCGCCGTCTTTGTTGGTGTAGGTGCCCACGATGGCGGTGACTTCGTACAGAACTTTGCTCATATTGCTTCCAGTTTTTTCACTTTCTCATCGACTTCGGCCAGGAACTTAACGATCTCGGCTTCCATCTCCCCAATCAGCTTCTCATCTCGCTCAACGCGAATGATTAGGAGCTGAAGTCTTTGCGGCATCCTCGGGTCGAAACACACGAAGTCGCACCACTTCTTATCCGTGCAGCGCATCTGAAGTTGCATCTGCTTCAGGTACTTATCTGGGATTTTTCGGTTGAGCTGCATCTCAATCATCGTTGCGGTTTCAGGGCACTTGATCTCGATGAGTCCCTCGCCAACGATCCCGTCTGGGCTGGCCCCACACATCTCAATCGAGGGGTGAGGAATAAACCCAACCTCCTCCACCAGATTCCCCGTCTGGGCCTCGTATGCGGCTCTGGCGTTGGCTTCTTGTTCTACCCCCCACTCCATCGCTGCGTTGGAGTAAGTCTTGGCAGGCTGGCCGGTCATCCTCTCCACGACCAGTTGGGCCTGGTAGTTCTCCCGATCTGCTGAATAACCAGTCTTGGTCTTTGCCATGACCTTATAAACAGAGGAAGCGGTGACCTTCCCGGCCCGTTGAGCGAACCACTCTGGTGTGCGTTGTTCCATTACGCTTCATCCTCGTCTTTTCCAGCAACATCAATTTGCAACTCTGATCCAAAAATCAATGCTATTTCGTCAAATCCAACTTTGGCATCGCGCAAAGTTTTAAGAATCTCGTTGCATCTATCGGCCATCGGGGTTATTTCTTCCCACAACTTACGACCACGCTCTACGGTTTCGTTGTATTCGCGCTCAAGCTCACGAGCTTCTTTGATTTTCACTTTGCGGCTCCTTTCATTGCTGCGTCTTTCAGGCTCTTCTGGTTGCGAGTCCAGAACCTAGCTTTAGCTGCAGACACCGGGATCTTCTTGAACTCTGCCTCTAGAACAGAAATGCCTTCCATTGCTGCGCCACGAAGGTTGTCCAGATGCTCATCTTCAAACGCCTGGTCTTCGCTTGGCAGGACTTCGTGCGTATGGTTCTCGGTGTCGTTATCGCCTTCTGTTGGGATGGCGAAGGCCTGGAATGCTGCGTACTTGTATGCCGCGCTCATGGCCTTGTTTGTGGCCTTGTCGCCCGAGTCCATCGCCTCACCAAATGTTTTGATGGTGTGCTTCGATCCATCCTCAGAAGAGACCAGATCAAACTCCATCTCTACGGTGATGAAGAACAGATTCCCACCGTTGTTTGACTTGCGCTCCACACACTGTCGTGAGAGCACTCGAGGCAGGATACACAGACCATGCTTCGCCAGAAGCGGAGAGATGGTGTTGTAGACATCATCAATGCCTCGGAAGTTGTATCCGTTGCCTTGGGGGTTTCTGCGGCTCTTGGTGATGCCGATGGAAGCCAGTTCAGCCTGGACTGCGTTGATTGCTTTGTAGACGATCATAGGAAGAAGAAAAAGAAGGTTGCACCACAGAGACCGAGGAAGATGGCAAAGAGCACATCCATTGCTCCAGAACGGCGAGCTTCGATCTCTTCCTCGCGGGGACGGTATGCGTATCTCATTGCGGTCCTTTCACGACTGCCCAGTAATCGGCTGACTCGACAAGGCCGGTGTAGGCATCACGGAAGGCCTCACCATCCCAGTCACCCCAAAACACCTCACCTTTGTAGTAAAGGAGAAGCCCAATCTCTTCAGGAGGATCAGCTTCTGTGAGCTTGTTCCAAACGATGGTCTCGCACTCCTCAGAAGGAGGAAAGGCATCGTCGTAGGCCCACAGCTTTCCTTCAGGACCGCATCGGCCATGAAGTGCTCGGACGGTGGTGCAGAACATGGGATTGGTCTGCCCCGTCACGAAGTCGATCTTTTGGGTGTCTGGGTGGCCGCACTGAGAGAACGCTGACGGCTCTCTCTCTGAATGGATGTAGTGCTGGCACCGATTGCAGGGAAGGATCTTCATTTGTCGCTCCAGAGACCGCGAAATAGCGGCATGGGTGTGACTATAAGCGGTCTTATGGGCATGAGAACTAGGACTTTCCCTAAGTTCCCTTATGTAAACCTCGCTTACACTTAAGCGGGGCCAGGAACGGGTTAGCTCCGTGCGGCCTGGTATCACGAATTATCAGCAGGCAGCCACTCTGCTTTATGAGAGCTGGCCCCACCCAAGGAAAGACATGGACAAGAAAGACCTGATCCAGAAGGCCGGTGGTGTTACGGCTCTGGCGAAGTTGCTAGGGATCAAACCACCTGCTATCTACCAATGGAAGGCCGTCCCGCAGCTTCGGCTTCTCCAACTCAAAGAGCTGCGTCCTGAATGGTTTGAGGTGAAAGAATGAAAAAACTCGCTGTGATCTGCTCCCTGCTTCTTCTGGGGGCGAATGCCCATGCTGCTTGCACGACTCACACAATGATCGTCAACGGCAAGATCATTACTTGCACGACCTGCTGCCACGGCCAAGAGCCGTACAGGACTTGCACGACCACTTGCAACTGATGTAAAGTGTTGCGAAACCCGGCTAGGGAGGAAGTCATGAGCCTCCCGAAAAGCGAACTCCTCCCGCCTGCCGTTGGTTTCCTTTAGGGGGATGTTGGAGTTGAGATGCATTACTACCAGCACCACATCGGTGACTTCATCAAGGCCACCTCGCGCCTTTCTGATGCCCAGGCAATGGCCTATCTTCGGCTGCTCTGGATGTACTACGACAGCGAAAAACCGCTGCAAAACAACCCGAAGGTCCTAGCGTTTCAACTTGGGATCAGTCAGGAAGAAGTCGAGCTACTTCTCCACAGCTTTTTCACACTTGAAGAAGATGGCTGGCATCAAACGAGATGTGACCAAGAGATCGCTGAATACCGAGCGTTTTTGGAGAAAAAGTCCAACGCCGGTAGAGCATCTGCTGAACGCAGGAAGAACAACAGTTCAACAGGTGTTGAACAGGTGTTGAACGAGTGTGCAACTGATGTTCAACTAACCACTAACCAACAACCACTAACCACTAACCATAAACCAAAGGTTAAGCGCGGAACGCGCTTTGATCCACAGGCTTATCTCACTCCGGAGTGGTGGAGCTTCTGCAAAGACGAGAGGCCAGATCTAAACGCGAAAGAGGTGTTTGCTTCCTTCAAGGACTACTGGATCGCCCAAGCGGGTCAGAAGGGCGTGAAGTTGGACTGGGATGCGACCTGGCGCAACTGGGTTCGGAATCAAAAGATGAAGCCCGGAACACAGCTCACCGTCCCAAGCCGTCCTGAGCGAGATCCTGCGCTGGTTAAGTTGGACGAGGACCGTAAGAAGCGAGAGCAGATCCCGCTTGAGATTCGTCAGCAACTCCAGAGCATCTTACGCCGATGAACTACTACGAAGCCCACAAACTTCTGAATGAGGTCAAAGATGGAATCGACCACCCAACCGAAC